TCACTTAGTGATCTGTATTGTTAGTTTATACTGCACTGTAACCCCGCCCGCATTAGACTGTAATTGTATCTGTGAATCTGTAGATGAAATCACACCTAATACCATTGGACTACTTGTTGTGGAGCCAATTACTATCGCCGTAAAATCTAAAATTTTATACCCAGCTGGCGCATCTAGCGCTACGCGGCCATCGCCACCGCTGGTAACTTTAGTTTGCCATGCCGTATGTGTAGCTACATCAGCGCCAGTTGGTGTATATCCAGACGGGAAGTAATCAATTAATATATTTCGTGTATTTAAAGATCGAAATAGGTTCCATCGCGCGCGTGTAAGACTAAATAATGAGGCTAGAGAGACGTACCCCCCGATTGTTGAAATAGCATTACCGGTAGCTATATTATAAAAATATCTTACATACCCAGGGTCATCAGTGATATTCCCCCCAAAATAAGTAGGGTTAATAACAGTGATATTGTTATTTAAGCCATGTGCGAATATAAAAGCACGTGATGCAGATGAAATCTGCGGGGTACTCCTCCCCATCAGCCCATCAATCTGTGCTTTAGCTCCATTAATGCCAGTTGTGCCATTGTATGCCCAATCATTGAAATAAAAGTTATTCAAAGTAATATTATTACCTGCTCCACAAGTCAGGTGCATTCCTTGAAACGCCTCGATTCCCAAAAAGAAATCCACATTACTACACTCGGAGTCAAGTGTGACGCCACATGCTGTTTCAATATCTTTTTTATAGAAATCAGTAAATGTATCTCTTAGCCCTTCATAGAACCCCGTAAATTTAGAATATGTTGTTTGCGCTAGGTAAATTGGAAATACACTTACGTCGATCTCTACGCGCCAATCAATACTAGTTAGAGTGCCTCCCCCAGCATTTTCTGGCGTTGAGTTCCACCCGTCTAAATAAATGCCTTTGTGGCATGAGTCAATTCGAACAACGCCAGTACTTCCCCAGCAGCCATAACCCAATAGACCGAAATCACACCCATTAATTGTCACATCAATGATGGCTTTCATGCCAAAATTTAGATGTAACCCTATACTATTTTTGCCGCGCACATTTGGTCGTCGCGCTAAGTTACGAGTTAATCTAAACCCTTCAAATATAACTCCTCGAACAAACTCATCTGAGCTACCGGCCGCCGCCGAATTTTTTACCCTAACAATACAATCTTGACCAAAGGCTGGAGATACCACTGGGTCAGTGCGGATCATTGTTGTGCATGGTCTATCTGTTTGCGTTAGTTTTGTCCCATACCATTTGCTATCTATTGCCAATTCTAAGTAATCGGTGCTACCAAAATGATACTTTGCATATGTTGGACATTTTACTATCGCCACCCCTCTCGCGTAATTATCAGCCGCCTGACACGCCGCCCAGTCAATCGTCTGATTCAGTGAAGTAACATGTGGATACACTGCTTGCGCTGCTGCAAGAGTTGCGTAGCGTTCAGATAGAGGGTGAACAGTACCATCGCCGATTGCGCCGAACTGTTCTGGCGAAACATGGAAGAATAGCTGTTGGAGATTTCCCTGCGGCTGAACGCCGACTAAAGAGGCCCCTGTCGGCTCGCCCAGCATGTCTACAGTTACAGCGCCGCCTTGTGAGTCAAGATACTGCCTGAACTGGTCTGGGTCGTACTTAAGCACGTTAGGGAAATAGAATTGCTGGACGTTAAGCGCGTCGTACACAGCCATGCTATGCCCCTGCACTGTCACGAACTTGGCTATTTGCCCGTTATATACTGGGAAACCACCGGCATTAATCAGGATTGGCTGAACCATTGGCACAAGGCTACCATCTTGATTCTCCAAATAAACCTGAATTTGATTAGACGGAATAGTCGGATCGGTGTCGATGAGTCCAATGTAAATTCTACCACCAAATACCGCGCCAAATTTGCGGGGCATCGTGAATAGTTGAGACGGCATTCCTATTACTACATTTGGTATGATGTCAGGCATTTATGTTTCTCCAGGCGTGCGTAATCCCCACAGCGTTTAATCTGCGTGGTTCGGATTTAGGGCAATAAAAAACCCGCCGAAGCGGGTTGGATAATATGGCTATTTCTTCTTAGTCTTTCGCGCCTTGCGCTGTTGCAGTTAATGCTCGATTGACCACTTCTAATTGCTTTTCAAATGCGGTGCTATTTTTTGGCGTATTAGCCAATTTCAGCATAGCGTTCCTGATGGGTTTACTCTCATACATGCGACCAAGCAGCCCATAGCTTACCGTTGCTGCCGCTGCACCGGGATTAGATGCTGCGGCACCGGCAACCACCCATGGCAACACTTGCTGACCGGTTGGTGTAACCACTGATGCCTTCCCTGCCTGTTTTGTTGACTCAAGATAGTTCTTCAGCCCACGAACATATCCAGCATCTGCTCCACGGAATGCAATACCGGTCTGATTAGATAGCATATTAAGTTGGCGCAGGAACTGATCTGGCGATCCGCCTGATTTCTCCATTGCCTTCCCAATTATCCCGTTTCGCATCTGTGCCCGGCCTGTGCTGCCAACAGAGTTATATAGCGTTTGTATTTCTGACTTTTTGTTGCTGTAAAGGATGTTATTTACCACTTCTGGCGTTAAATCCCCTTTCATCAAAACGTTTTTCAGTCTTGTGTTTTTCAGCGTGTTGGCCTCTGCTGCATACACTTGGTCTGCCTGCCTTAGCCTAGCAGCATCGCGCGGATTTAGAGATGCTGATACCCCATCGTAAATATCATCACCCATTGCTTTATAAATACGATTAACAGCTGCTTCAGAGCGAGTTGGCATTGTAGTTCGCTCACCCTTAACATCTTGCCGGAACTGTGTCCGCAGATTTCTGAATTGCTCAAATCCAGTACCATTGGATGGAGTACCGCGAAGTAGTTCATTTTTGTATTTTTGTAGCTGCTCGATGGTTGCAGAATCTTTTACCTCACCCAGTGAGTTAAGCCTTGAAACTTCGTTATCGATTGCCTGAGTAGTTCTCGATGGCTGGATACCCGCCCCGCTCATTCTTTCTGTAACGTCATTTATCCGATTACCGGCCGCCGCCTTGATTGTCCCTGTTTTTTGCTTAAGGCTAGTAACTACAGCTGACGGGTCATAATCACCAAACTTATTGGCAAAGTCCTGAACAAGCTGGCTTCTTGCCTCTTGCTGGGTAGATCTCATCCCGCTAGTTCCCACCAATGGGATATTCTCTGCGGCACCCTGAGCCATTCGGCCAACTTTGCTTTGTGGTTGAAGCAAATCAGTGGTGTGAAGAGGCACCCCCTGCTGCTCAGCGAAATCTATTGCAGCCTTAGCCTCTGGTGCAATTTGGCCTTTTACCGCTCGATATCCAGCACCAATAGCATTGGTTAACCCGCGGGTAGCCCCACTAAGCGCAGTCGATACACCAAGATCCGTAGCTAATGCCGCAGCATCATTCTTGCTGCTATTATCAGCAAGGACGCCAACTGCATTTTCTGCCAGTAAGCTGGCTGCTTTCGCCCCTACCCCTGAAGCTGTTTTAGCGGCCCCTGAAACCGGGTTAATAACATACGGCAAGGCTTGCGCAGCAATCTTCCCAGCTTCGGTCTGCGGCTGTAGTGATTCAGGAAGGGACATGCGCATAGCCGGGGTATAAGTTCCATCTCCAAACCCAACCTTACTACCAAGCCACGTTGCCGCACTCTGAACAGCATCACCGACTTCAGGGATAATGTTGGCTACGTTTACCCCAGCTTGAGCAATACTTCTGCCAGCCTCTTTCGCGCCAAGAAGTGCTTGATCAGCAAATCCTTGCTGTTCCGTCTGTTGTTGGGTTTGCTGTGGTGCTTGCTCTTGTGCGATTGGCAGCGGATATGCAGTAAAGAACTCATGCCTCGCTGCTTCTGCTTGATCGCCTGCCTGAGGAGCGACAACCTCATTAAAATACTGCTCTTGCGCTGCTGCTTGCTGGTCTGGAGGTAATTGCTGGTACTCAGGTTTTGATATTACATCTTTCCATGCGATAGCCATTAACCACCCCACAAGTTAGAGAACCCGCCCCCCGCCGATGGTTGCTGGGATGCCGGCTGCGCTGTGGACTGCTGATTTTTCCCACGACCACCAACATTTACGTTGTATTGCTGATTGTAGTTGTCAGTGTATTCTTGGATATCTCGAACTGAGTTTTGCATAGCTTCCGGACTGGAATAGTCAACTTGCGGCATACCCTGAAAATACATCTTCGCTTCCGTCACGGTATTTATCCCGCTGGCTCCCATATCCCGAGCCGCCGCAATGCCTTGATTCTGCATTTTCCCTTGAATGCGCTGAGTGGCATTGTAGAGCTGACGCTGTTCTTTGCCTGTAAGTCGGCTCCGCACATCTGCGCCAAGCGCAGGAGCCCCATTTCCACCAGTTACACCTGTCATAAAATCCAAATCACCAGAGGGAGCGCCAGCAATAACGTCCAAATCCTTTTTCATGGCGTAATTCTGCGCAACCGCCGCCGATGTCGGAGGTGCGGCAATTGCACTTGCGGGTACGCGAACCATATTCCCAGCATCATCAACACCCTCATAGAACGCGTTAGCGCCTGATCCATGCAGCTTACCAGCAACACTAACCGTGCGACCATCAGCCAACTGCACTGTGTTACCACCATCGCCAGCGTCAGGCCTGCCACGCACGCGCATATATGTCTTTTGCTGTTCGGGAGATAGACTATTAAAATACTGGTACTCGCGAACTGATGATGGAACAGAACCTCCAGCGCTACGTTGTGAGTTCTGCGTGCTGATATCCTGCCCGCGCATCGTGATATTCTGCCCTCTAGCCTGCAAACCCTCGCCAGCCTGATTACTGCGCACTGTTTCCGTCAGCTTATCTCTGTCAATCTGGCGTTGTTGCTGGTCATTCTGCACCCCGTAGTAATCTTTTACGCCTAGCGCTCCCATGCCAACGGTATCTACAGTTTGCATTGCGCCTTGAGGATCTTGCTGATACATCTGCATGAACTCTTGAGGACTTGAACCAATGCTTTCCAGTGCGGAAGCATTCTTCTGTGCTGCCTGAGCTATCGCGTCAGGGTTTCCAGACTGCATTGCTACCCTTAAATCTCGTGCCGTATTCCCCAGCGCCATGCGGTGGTTGTCGTCACGGAACCCAATGGCCTTCTGCACCGTTTCCATCTGCCCAGGGTACTTTGCAATAATTGCATCAAGTTGCTGTGGGTCGCCGGATGAGTAAGCTTTTTGCCAGTCTTGCTGGAATGCTTGCTGTGCCGCCTGCTGCTGCTTGGCTTGCTCCGCTTGCGCCCGCTGCTGTTGTACTTGCTGATACAACCCTGCGCCCTGCAAACCCTGCAAAAAACCATTACCACCGCTGTAATCAATCGGTTGATATTCCCCTGCCATAAGTCCCCCTTAGAATAATCCGCCAAGAAACCCAAGGCCTTGAGTTATAAGGTTCCCGTTAGCCAGCGCATTACCAGCCTGCGCTGATCCAATCTGCCCCATATTTTGCCCGTAGTTATTTGCATATGTACCCGCCGCGGCATTTGAAGCACCCGCCGCTGAAAGACCGACGTTTGAAAGCCCCATAAATTGGTTGTACATGTTGTTTTGCTGGTCGGTCATCATGCTTAAATAGTTCTGACCCAGTTGCGGGGCGATAGCCGCTAACCCATTGGACGTCGCAGTACTCCCTAATCCACCCGTAGCCTCCGAGCTGGCAAGCTGGTTGTATCGTGACTGGTTGGCCATCTGGCTATATTCGGGAGATTTGTAATAGTCCGAAAGCAGCTGATTCCTGTCTATCGGGTTACCTGCAATACCGGTAAGACCATCCAAGGCACCTTCCCCAGCCGTAAGCCAAGGTTGCGTTCTTTTTTGCTGCTCTTGATATATCTGCCAGTCCATTGCGTTTGACTGGTTTGCCGCGTTAGTTTGAGCGTCAGCGGCCTGATTTGCGCCAGTAATACTCCCCAGCACGTTACCAATGCCTTTTGCAATTCCACCCATAATTACCTCTTTATCATTAAGATGACGTCGCCAAATGTCCCATCAGTGAATTCCATCCGAATAATTCCTGAATGCTCAAAGCCAAATTTTCTGGCAAGATTGCACACATGCTTGCTACTCATCAGAATTGGCGCATGAATTTCACGGTTACCAATGCGCTTTAAAATGTCAGTAACGGCATCCCGGCAGCGGTGCCGCTCCCCGCACTTCATTGCCATGTGCAAATCAACGTGTGTGCCGTGGTCGATTAGCGAAAAAACGCCTACACCAGCCCAGAGAAAGTAATGAGCGTTGAAAATATCAGGCCAAGACGGCACGCCCCACAGGCGCATTAATGCCTGCCCGGTGAGAGCATCTATTTTCGTTAGCATGGTGGTTCTCTGAATTAGTTGATTAAACCGTGTGCGCGGAGTGCATCTTCAAGGGCTTTAATGCGTTGACGAGCCGCTACTAAGTTGGTATTTAGCGCTTGCACTTCTGCTTGCGTATATGCGGCACTGATTGTTTGCGACAAGTTGGCGTTGAATGCAGATTTGAGAGCCGTACCGGTTGATGCTACCCACCCAGTTTCGCGAGGGCCAATGACTTTGATGCCTGCAACTTTGTAGGATACCAAGGCATTAACCGAGTCTGATGACTGAATCTTGTCAGTAGTCGGAGTGGCTATCGTGCCAACTATTAGCGCACCACCGGCCGACTGTATAACTTGGTCTGTCGCTGCTGATTTCGATACATAATCACCCTCGACAGCCGTAACTCTCGCGTCAAGAGTAGTTACAGTACCCTCTACAGTCGTCACTCGCGTAGTTAACGTCGCGACATTTGCCTGAATTGAGACTATCGCCGCTTCAGCATCAATGACCCTGATAGTCAGCTGATAAATAGATAATGCGTTGAGTGTTATTCTTGTTTCGTGATTGTCGAGCGCAATATCTTGCTCGTCGTTTTTCTTCTGCGCATCGTATGCCCCCTGCCCAGCTTCATTAGCTTTCCCTGCAACATTGCCGAAGTCCATTCCGTTTTGAATAACATAAAGCTGGTAAGGGAGGCTAAAACCGGGGGGGAGCAATGTTGCATCAATGCGAGTTGCGGACACCGTTACTGGCACGTTTAAACCTGAGTCAGCCATTACTCAACCCTCACGCTACAGTCACTCAGTGTCACTGGCGAACTAGTGATAATGCGAACCTTAAAGCCAATGTTCTTCCGAACGCGCCCAATTCGACGCCATAGAACACGCTTATCATATTTGAATGGCGCATTAGCAGATATCATCTGTTCGCGTCCATAGTTAGACCCATCGGCGGTGGCAGAGATGAATAGCCGTTCGGCAAATTGAGACGCTCCTGTCGCAGCCTCTAACTCGAAGTCGAATACCCTGGCATTGTCAGCTTTGAACATCGGCGTGTAGAGCAGGTGTTCCGACTGATTCCCGTACTGGCTGGAAATGTCGAATTTAAGCGCCCCGGTCACCGATTCTGTTTTGTCGCCAACTGTTATTTGGTTGCCCTCAAACATGAAATCTATCCCGCGATAAACATCATCACCAAATCCCGTTTTGAGAATGCACCATTGAGGCCCGTTTTGGCTCGCTGATGCGTCATAGCAAAGCACATGGCGCGGCAAGTGAACAATCAATAACTCATGAGCATCAAAGCGTAGAGACTCCATAACGGCAGTTGATAGCTCTTCTGCTGTGTACTCGCGTAGTATTTTTTCTATCGATGCAGAAGCTATCGGCGCTGCTTGTCCGGAACTAACCATGTAAACAGATGGTGCTCCGGTAGCTTGGTGACTAATGAAAGCAAATGAATCTCCAAAGATGGTTTTGCAATAGGTTCCGGCTATCCCTTTTTGCACCATAAGAGATGGCTGGGCCACATAGATTGCTGATGATGATTCAGCCGCGCCAGTAAGGGAAAAATACTCAATCGTTGCGGTGCCAAACATGACAACAAAGTCACGCCACACGGCGCAGCCCTGAATGCCATCAGGCTGTGATTCAGCAGAATAGAAAGGCCTGAATCTATCAGGATGTGATTCATCTTCTAAATCGGTAACGCCAAATGTACCACTGCCATCCTTGACCCAAATATAACGACCGCGTAGCCGACAGATATCACGAACTACGCCAATGTCATATTGGGCAAATCCGGCGTCAGGCCAGTTACTCAGCGTTTTGACTGTGCCGTCATATCGATAGAGCGTCATCTTGCCGTTTGCTGCTACTGCTTGACTCGTAGCGCTAAATGCCATCCCCACACGACCAGTTCCAGCAACATCTTCGATTGACGAGTTGCCACGATAAATCTTACCGCCCAGCACGCGATAGGCGACGTTTTGAGATGCATTAAACTGAGCGCCACGCGATATACCAGCAACGTCCGAACGCTTGTCTATGCCGGGGAGTGAACGAAGATAACCGGCAGCATTTAATACTTCTTTCGGAGTGGCCAGCATGTTCACTGGCAGCAGGTCAACATAGTCGGCGTTGCGGAAGTCTTTGCCGAGGCCTTTAGCCAGAGGAAGTTGTGTCGTCGGCATTATCTTCTTCCTTGTTATGGAAAAAATGGACGCCTATCCAGTTTGGGTACCGGTTGCCAGAACCAATAGGAACGCGGTTTCGATAGCGTAGTTTTGGTGTGCGTTGCTTGAACATCGATTTGACTAATGTTTCCTTGCCAAAGCGTGCTTTTGTTACAAGAGATGGTGAGCCTTCAATCGCGTAGTCGGGAAGAATGCGAAGAGCCAGGTTTAGGATTACTGCATTCAGTGCATAAGCAGGCAGCCCATGAGGATCTTCCGGTGCAACTTCCACTCCGTCCTCACTGAATATATAACCGACATCGATGCCTAAATCAGGCGTAATTAACCACTCGGCCATCATCATTTCTAAGTCAAGCAACCCATCAGCTACAGATTGAGGTTCGACATCAGTTAGCGTTGCGTCAGAAGCAATTGTCCCCTTGCGCAACGCGTTATTTACCAGGTCACCTTTAGTCGTTAGGTTCATCAGTTGCCGCCTTTTTGCGGGTTTTCTTCGGAGTCGTGACTTCAGGCTCAGGCTCAGGCTCAGGCTCAGGCTCAGGCTCAGCAGATGATTTCAACAACTCATCCGGATGTGCAAACCATCCAGCATCAAGATACTCGTCTAGCTCATCCTCGCTGATAATTTCAAAATCGTAACCAACGCCCTTCCACTTCTTCATGTCGCCGTGGCGAAATACCATCTGTGTCATGTTCTACTCCAAATAAGAAAGGGGCCGAAGCCCCTATTTGTTATGCCTGATTGGCTAGGCCAACGCCGATTGCTTCAGGTCGTACAGCACACGCTGCATACCACAAAGCAATACGACACTTACCGGTTAACGTGCTGATATCACCTTGGTAGGCAACAACCCCATTCAGTCCAACACTTGGAACACTGAAGCTCTGAGTTTTCATGCCAGAGAACAGCTCATGGTTGATTGGGATAGGCTGAGATACCAGACGGATAGAGTCGTCAGCCCAGAACACGTTAGTCGCCGTGGTGGTGGTGTTCAGAATGTTCACTGTCATTGCGTTGGCAAGCGTGGTATTCACGTTTGCATAAGCCTTTTGCTCTGGGGTCAGCGTCACATCACTCAATGCGATAGGCTTAGGTGAAATGGTCACGTTCGCACCATTCACAGCAACAACGGTAAACGTTGCATCGTGAGTCAGTACGTTTTTTGCCATCTGCGCCAAGAACTTAACGCCAGTGAATGAAATCTTATCGCCACGTTTCAGTCCGGTGCCAGCGCTTAGTACAACAACAGCAGTACGGTTATCCACGTTCTCACGGTTACCATCTGCATCAGCTGTCCATGCCAGCGGTTTGAACGACTGAGCGCCGGAAACTGTCAGGCCGGTAGCTGTGGAAGCGGTTAGGGTTGGCAGCTTTGGTGAGCGAAGAACATCATTGAAGCCAGCGACCTGTTTCTGAATAGTGCCTGATTTATAGGCATCTTCAGGAATGCGACCAAAGAAGTCTTTGCTTGCCAGATCATGCCCGGCACCTTTGTAATCTTTCGGGTTGAAGAAGTAGCTCAGCCCAGCGCTACGGTTAAGCTCACGTGAGAACATCAACTCTTCAGCGTCTGCCACAAAATCCCAGCCAGTAGTGCCAGTGCCGATTGCATCAGGGCTAGTAACAACCAGAGAACCCATATCAACAGCTTGCTGGGCAATTGCTGTCTCTACGTTGTTTGCCAATTTCTTCCCTGACGCTTGAGTACGACGACGAATGGAGCGCTCATCACGCAGATCATCAGCACGAAGCGAGAAGAAGTCGTTATCTGGCACGCCAAGGTTACACTTAACAGACAGCTCCAGAATTCCTGTAGCCTGCCCAGTCAAATCCCATCCGGTTTGGGTCGGTGCTTCTTGTTCTAGCGGCATCCATACAGTGTTCTGAGAGCGCTGCATGTCATTGCCTGGGGGTTGATATTTCTCAACGCGCTGTGCCATCGGCGTGAGATTTTCTATAGTCTCGATGATTTCATCGACCATATACGTGATTACTTGACCTTCATTAAGAGCCATTATTTAATTCCTTTAAGCTGTGATTTTAGCTTGCGATAAAGCTCCGTATTACCCGCTGATGCGGCCTTATCGATTTGCTTTTGCAATGCATCGACGTTAGCCGCTGTGACAGACCCGGTTATTCCGGTGTCAGCCTCTGGAGCTTCGGAGCGTTGTTTACCGCGTGGCTTGAGAGTTAAACGATCTGCTGTTCGGGTAAGCTCAATCATTGCCTGCTGCCCGTTCATAGCTAGAAGCTGGCGCACTTTCTCGGGATTGGCCCCCAAGTGATAAAACAGGGCGGCCGATTTTTCAGGAAAGAGAGACATGATATCGACATCAAGCCCGGGTGGGACTAATGCGCGGAATGCATCCTCTTTTTCCTGATAATCTGGCAGGTTTAACTTCTCTGCTGAGTCGTAGTGCTTGCTTGCAGCCTGAACGTATTGAGCTGACTGATTGGTGAATTCCTGTGTCCTTTTACCCTGAGCGGCTACCGCGTTACTGCGAGCGTCCATAGCTTTGATTTGCCAGTCGGTGTTAGCAGCGTTGAATGCCGCCAGCGCCTTATTCTGGTCATAATCGTATTTAGCCAGCGCCTCATCTGAGAGAAACTCATTTGGATCTGGCTGCTTTGGTAGTTCGGCATTAACGCGGAGGTTCTCCGGCACCTCTCCGCGATTAACGGCCTCCATCTGTTGCTCAAGCTCACGTTGACGCTTGCGCTCCAGGCGTTTAGCTGCAAATTGCGCGTTAGTTGCCGGGTCTTGTTTTGGTTTCTCATCGTCATTCAGTACGACATCAAAGCCCTCTTCCTGACCTGCGCCATCGTTGGCATTAACATCTGGCAAACCCTCAGCGGATGCCGCCGCTTGAGTGCCGGGCAGGAGTTGTTCTTCAGAAGCCTGAATTTCGGTGGTTGTGATCATGTTTAGCTCTCTCTTATTGAGGAATCTCGGCTGCGCTGCCGGAAGGTTGATTTGATTGCTGCATGGCATTGGTTACGTCCATGCGGCGGGTATGGGTTTGGTTTGCTCCCTTAAGAAGCAACTCAACATCAGCTCGGGCGTTATCACCCTGCTGTTGCTGGAACTGTCCTAACACTTTCAGCATCTCTCTAACTTCCTTCTGCTTATCGAGATCTACTGATGCGAGTATCTCGGCAATCTTGGCGTTGGAGAGTTGGATGTCTGCTTGTGCTTTCATTGCATCAACTTGAATGCGTTTCTCGTCATTCATGGCTTTCTGCAAATCTGCCTGACCAGTTAACAGTGCTCCCTGTGCGAGCTTGTCTTCCGGGCTTGGCTCTTTCGGCTGCTGCTGTGCCTCTGCAACCATCTGCTCCTCTTCAGGTGTTTCTGGTTTCTTCAGCCCCATCATTACGAGCTGCTTGTTGGCATATTCGCGCATCATCTCGACACCCTTACCATCCAGTAGGGTGAAGTATTGAAGCAGCAACATTTGATACTCTGGAGTGCCGGGCTGAACCTTGCCCATAAGGTCAAGGATCTCTGCTCGGTTCTGACTCTTCATGCTTTGGAATGATGGGCCAGTGTCGGTGTAAGTTTCATATCTCCCGCGAACATCATTAAGCGTCACTACTTGCCCGGTTTGATAATCTACAACCTGATTAAGGACTTCGACATCCTTCTCGGTGCCATCCGGCATAGTCATCATCACCTGGCGGGGAACGTCATAGATATCGTTAACAATCGAGGCGTAAATCTCACCATCGCGGCGCATAGCTGTAGACAAGTTGTCGAGAAATACGTAAGTCTCCATGTCTGAACGTGCGTTGAGTTGATTGATAGTGTCGAATGCGACCTGACTACCGGCCGCCTCAGATCCAACGCCAAGGCTTGCCACCTCTTTCACCGCCGCTGTAGCAGCTTCAAGCATGTAGGCGTTAGCTTGCGGGACTTCTGGGTTATCGATATAGCCAATCGGTTGTGCCGGTAAATCACCGCTGCTCTCATCAGTGCGGTTCATTAGGTAATACGGGTACTCATCTTCTGAGTTGTACATGTGCTCATAGCCAGCGATCTGCTCAGCCCAGAATATTGGTTTCTTGCGTGGGGATCGGGCAACAATGTCAGCATTGAAGCTCATAATCATGTTGCGTAAGCGCTGACCATCTTTAGCCAGGCGGACAACACCCTCATAAACTTCTTTATCACCGACAAATGACCACTCACCGAATACCGGAACAACCGGAAGATGCTGACCAGCGATATCAATCGGGCCTTTCAGCATTGCAGAGTTAGTAACCAGATACTTATACACTCGCCGACGCGTTATCTTCTTCTCACCAATTTTGATGAAGCCGGCTTCGGCTAAGTCATCGATAACATCTTTGATATCGCGCTTGTAATAGCTAACCATCTGCCCGGTAACAGGCTGCTCATAGATGAACACCCGTTCTTTCTCTTCCTTTACTTCATAGTGTTCACCGACATAAACGACATCTTTGTTTGTCCAGGTGAATACCCAATCAGTGTCGGGGTTTTGAAAGTCTGGATAGTTTTCTGGGTCAATCCCTTCTTCTTCAGCGAATGCCTCCCACCCTTCAATGCTCATTGCGTTAATTAACGTAACATGGCGAGCATCGGACTTATCCATCATCTTGCTATTGCAGTCCCAAATAACATGGGTACATGCTTCATGAATCGGAACACGCCGGATAACTTGGTTATTGCTTGTCGGGTCTTGGTCTTCGTAGTCGGTAACCAGTCGCCATGCTGCGACACCACACTCTAACTGCTCGCGTACTGCTACGTTAACGGCAATCTTCGCTGAGTTGTGACGCATGTCAGTGCGATACATGCCCATGAGGATATCAGCAGCATCAGGTGAGGCCCCATCCTTTGGTTTGTACATCACTTCAATTGGATTCTGGCGCATCTCTGCGACCAGTTTACGAACCACAGGGCGGACAATATCGAACTGTCCGCGATACTGTAGCGTGGTGTAATTAGATAGCCAGTCATCCCATTGCGACACACGACTAAAGAATAGATCGTTGGCTGATTCGGTTCTGGCTTCTTCGCTTGCTGTCCAGTCCCGATCAAATGAGGTCAGGATCGCCAGCAATTTATTATCATCGGCCATCATCTGCCTCTTCGTTGGATTGGTTTAATAGGTGCTGGGAGTTTTTTCTCTTTAACGACCCCAATGTCACCATAACGTTTAGCGTATCTCCGCATCATGTAGGCGTACCTGGTGGCGTCTAGCAAGTCGTCACGCTTCTTAACGATGCGTCCTTTTTCGTCACGGTGGTAAAAGTTAAATTCTTCAAACCAATCACGCAGTCCGGAAAACACTTTGAATCGACCGGTACTCATCAGGTCGTGCAGCTCGAATAAGCCAGGCTCAACCGATCGGGAACCATCGGGCCATTGAGCGGCATCAGGTAACATCTGAAATCCTGCATCCTTGTAATATTCTCGCTGTTGTAATCCGCTACCCTTCTCGGTCTGCAATCCATCTTGGGGCCATGCCGTAGGCACTTTGTTAGCCCATGACTTGGTTGCCCCCCAAGCTTCAGCGGGTGACGTCTTGCTGGCCTTCCACGCCTTGGTTATGTAAAACGTTTCACTATCTAAATCTATTGCAAGTTGTATTCTGCTTTGCGGGTGATCCCAGCCAAAATCCATACCATCGATTACCATGTAATGCTTTGGTATTGGGAATGGTTCACATGTGATCAAGTCCTCGCTGAAGTCGTAGATACGCCCATGTCCAAGCATTGGGATACCTTTTGTTCGCATGTCGCGCTGATGGGCTGGATAGGATTCGAGAAGGTTCTTTTTTGTTTCTTCGGTGAGATGAGGTGCGTCATTCCAACCAACATTCATACAGAATTGAGATTCTGCTGGGTCATCCAACAATTTAATAACTAACTCAGTGCGCCCGTTCTCCGGCGTAAACGTCAGGATTCCACGACCACCACGGCCCTGATCGCCTGTTGCGGTACGCGTTAGTACCTGCGGGTAAATCGTCTGGTCTTCAGGCTCCTCATCGATGTGAAACCAGTCGATGTCATCACCCATCAGTGCGTGCTGTCCCTGCGTGTATGACCAAAACTGAAGCTTGCTAAGTTCTCCGCTACTGTGCTTGACGTAAGCGGAACGAATTGCGTTGGGAGTTCCGGTCATTGGCTCGGTAGAAACTATTCTCTCCGGAGGAATCAACCCTCCCACAAATTGACCATTCACCTTCTTGCCAATGATTGCCGCCTGAAGTAGGTCGCGACACTTCTCGCCTGAGTAGCCAAGACACCATATTAGAGGGGCGTGGTCAAAGCGGTGACCAGTCCAGCCGTCGGGGTATTCACCGAGTAGATGAATTGCATCAATGTATGTTGCGGTGTCTGTCTTCCCTACCCGGTTGGCGGCAATTAATGCACACTGTGAATATTCGGCAGTGGCGGAAATGAACTTTCTCTGCCAGGCGTAACGAGTATCGAAATAGGTACGGTAACGATAGACATTTTTGCGCCGCTTTTTCTCTTCAAGAAGCTCTAATAGTTCAAGCTTTTGTTCCCTCGTCATCAGGGATAGCTTTTCCATTCATCAGCTCCTGAATACGACGCTCAAGATCATCGTCTGACTTGTCGTTAATGGTGATATTTTGTTCGTGCTGAATCTTGTCGCCGTATTTCTTCGGCATGATCTTCGACAGGTACCACTTACGGGTATCTATTCGGAGTTTTGAGCGCTGGACGTGTTCGCCATTAAGCTGATAGCCAATAGCATTGCCTTCTTTATCGAGCTTTTCCATCCAGTCGTTGGTGCCATCGTCTGCAATGTCGAATAGCTCCTCTGCGATCGCCTCAGCGCCCTCCTCTTTAGCGCGCACGTATTGGTCGCGAAATTCAGGCCTCTGGCTAATCCATCTAAGCACTGTCTGCTTGCAGGGCATCCCCTCATCACTACACACAGAGCGCAGTGATTCACCCTCTGAAAGTAGTAGGCAAATAGTTTCTGCAAGCTCTGGTAAGTAATCAGAAGGACGGCCAGTTTTCTTTTTGGTCGCCATAATTGCCTCATTAGTTTTTGTTGGCATTATCACAGGCACTCGTAAATGCCTGCTGTAATGTCAGCGTGGTCTTAATTTCTTTCCTTTCGGAGGATACATGGAGTGAAGTGAGTCGTTTTTTTTGATACTAAACCAGTGAACAAGCCCTCCGCTGTACACATCCATCTCAATTGCTGTATGCACTGCGTCAACTGCGCACTTGCCGAGATGCATTGCTGTTATCGCTACTGTAGCCCCCGATCCGGATGCGTATGGGTCAACCTGCAAACACAGGCTTATTCTTGTTGAGTCTTCTTTGCTGCTAATAAGATAGGCGCGGCTAGGGCCACAAATAGCTATTGCAGAGAAGCTAAAAGCTGTGGAGAATTCAGTCGCGTAGGTAATCCCATTGGCTAGTTTTTCTTGTAGTTCAAATTCAGCACCGCAATCCCCAGCCGCGCCTATGGCTAAAACTTTCTCGCCATTTACCAGCCATTCCACGCCATCAGCTGGGTGGTAAATCTTTTGCTCTTTCAATGAGCAGATTAAACCATCGAGGGTTGATTGACCGTCAGCTGCCAGTGTCTTACCATCCCATGCAATAGTTGTCATTGCTAATCACCCTTTGTTTATGTTGTTCGCAGCTTTGCCACGTCTTCACAGAGTTGCTACACCACTTACGGCTTACCCGTCAGCAAGAAATGACCACCATCCCTACCCCATGGTTACGCCGGGGATAAGTCCGTGAACAATGGCGCTCGATAGGGCTAAGCCACAAGCAAAGCCTATAACAGCGCCAAACCAGAAGGCATCCTTCATGCTCACTCCTTTATTTCAAGCAATGCTGATGTGAATGAAACTGAACATCCAAAGAATGAATTCAATCATTCCCCAGCCAACAACAGCACAGATGCAGCCAAGAAAAATGAATGTTCCTGTGCCGGGTAAATTAAGGCCCATTTCTACTCTCCTCAATCTTGCGAATGCTCGCCTTATCTGCGTTGCACTGCTCTATCACCGTAAGTAAGTCTTCATTCAGTTCAAGGCTCTGGCCCCATGTCATCGCGTTGGGGATGTCGGGCGGCAGGCAGTCAGAAAGTAAGCTGCTTGGGATCGGCACTGGCGGGACGGTCACGTATTTTGTCTGAGCGCGCACGCAGCCGGTCAATTGCGCCAACAGGCACAAGCCGATTAGTGCAATCATCATTCGCAATATCGCTCTTGATGCCAGCCTTGGTTCTCTGTGAGTCCAATGTGATCTGTTTTTTTGCATCTTCGTTGGCCTTGGCGATATCGTTGATGATGTTAACCATGCGGATCTGGTTGGTGAGAATGAACCGGGCCTCGTCGCGCTCTTTGGCGGCTGCATCCGCCTTGTCGCGCCACTCGTCAGCTTCGTTGTAGAAGTGAAGCGATAAGCCAGCCAGAACGATGAGTAATAGCGCCGGAAGATAAGTGAATATGTTCTTTAACCCGCCAAACATAATTCCCTCTCTATCTCGCGTCGGTTCTGTAATCCCTTCCACGGCTTGCCGCCGGCATATATCCAGCGGCGTAATTCATCGCAAGCGCCTTTGATGTCGCCTGTGTTGAGCTTTTTAAGCAGAGTGGATTTAGTGAATGCGCTCTGGCCTACGTTATAGGTAAATGAATATAAGGCGGCTTTCTGGTATTTGCTCAGGGGGGCTTTTACCGCGGTATCGACAGTGCGCTGTACGGGTGCCAGGTCTTTCTGCAATAAAGCATCGCATTCAGCGTCAGAGTATTTCTTGCCGGGGATAATGTCTTTACCCGTATGCCCATCGCATACAGTCAGAACATTCACGACATCGTAGTAAGCCACATGCTTGCGGCCCTCTAACCCATCGTCACCGCCAAGCAATGCTCCGGCAATTGCCAATGCCCCGGCAGCCGATACGCCAATTATCTTATTGCGGAGAGCTGGTGACATTTGACCGCTCCCGTAGCTGATATTCTTTGCGCTTGTAGTACCAATTCACCCCGAACGTTCCGACAGTACAGGCGATACCAATGACAAGCGCCCACTCGTTTAATGACAGCGCACCGAGCATCGTGGTTATGCCGCCGAACCAGTAGGATGAGCCGCTTGAATATTTATCCATTCTCATAGTCTCCCCCTGCCAGTTGGCCTGGGCGTGTATTTGCTGTTTGGGGAATAGCCCTGCCGCCGTGATCCATTCAGACACGGAGTTTGTTTGAGGGTGATTGGCGCTGGCGGCGAGGCTAAATAAAAAAGGCCACCAAATTGGCAGCATTAAAAGTTGGTATGTGGTGGCTCCATCTGGGTTCGAACCAGAAATCCCCCGATTATGAGTCGGCTGCTTTACCTTTAAGCTACAGAGCCAGAATGCAAAAAGCCCCGGCGATTAACCGAGGCTCCTTTGTGCTTGCGGCACCGACTTAAGACAGATACGGCACCTTACCCTCTAATAGTGGCTAATTGGCTACAAGATGTCAACACGTTTATGCAACTTTCTTTATTTTAGCTACACGTTTGCGGGAGATGAATGCTTTTTGCATCGGTTGATACAATAACCACACCGCAGCTTCAAGAATTTGGTCGACTTCATTCCGGCACGTCCCGAATGACGGTTTTTTCATCCGATCCCCACCTCTCGTTGACATCTTGCGGGGTTTTGCAGTCGCGAAGTAGTACGATGCAATTGCTCGTTTGGATGCCCCATGAGAGTAATAACTAATCAAAATGCCAAGGGCCTTTGTGTCAATACGCATAACGGAATCTACGACCTGAGAAATCAACATTCCGTCATCGTCATTGCACATCGGCCTTGATGGGCCGCCCTGCGGTTCTACCGTCGCCATATACTGAGCTATAACGCTACTCATGCGCTTCTCTAATCTCCCTGAATAAACCCATGCGCCCCACAGTTCAAGCCAGCCATTGACCCAGTCGTGCTGCTCCTTGGTGAGTTTTAACTGAGTTACATTCATGCCGCCCTCTGCTCGTCAGTGTTAACCGTGCCGCGCCCGTCATACTTCGTTGTATAGAGTGTCTGAGTTCCCCGTCGCCATGATTTTATGACTAGCATTATTCCGCCCGGACGCTGAATGACTGCGTGACAGTGTCCAGTGGTGGCTTTCATAAATCTGGCTTCATCTATCGCTGAGTTGATATCAGTAAACATTAAGCTGCCTCCTGAAGTTTTTTAAGCGCTCTGGTTTTTGCCCGGTATTCGTCGCGAATGCGGATATAGTCATCGCGCCGGTAGTTCGTCATTTCATGGGGCCCCAATAGTGAATCGAAACGAACCTGCCCGATTTTTGCTATCAGGTTGGGCGTGTATTTTTCAATGTTTCCAGACAGGTGGTTATTGCAGGGGGCGCACTGGCGATGGCAATTATCTTCGTTGAACCGTAATTCTGGATTTGCTCCTACCGTGAGGTAATGCCCAGCGTGATACTGACCCTCATGGAACCGCCCACAGCTAACGCAAGCATCTCGGGCATCACGAGTGCGGATGTATTCATTAAAAGCTTGCTGGGCTTGTTTGGCGAAGTAACTGAGGGGTTTTACTGCTAACTTGCGGACTTTGAGGCTTTGCCTTTCGGCTTGGGTTTCCTTTTTTCGTCGCTGTTCATCTTTCTGTATCGTTTTCTGGCGGGCCTTAACTGCTAGCTGCTTTATGTATTCCTCTTTGTGTTTTTCATCGCACCACCACTGATATACAGTCTCTGGCTTGAACCTCGTTTTGCATACTTTGCAGTTACGATGGCTCGGTAGCTTGTTTATCATCAGCTTCCTCCTTCGCTGCTTTATCAATGCATTTCTGATGAGCATAGGTTTCACCCTTGTTAAGCATCAGGAAGCAGAAGATACATACTGATTGGGGGAGTTCAGTCATGGCGCCCGCCTTTGTTGAATTTCTTCTCGCATTCATTCAACCAGCGCCGCAGGTTTACTTGAACAATCTCAGGTTGAGGCTGCCCAAAGTATTTAGCTCTGTGTTTGCGACACCGAATGTAATAGAAAATGCCAAATATCCAGAATATGAATGGGTAGACAACAATCCCGAATAATCCGGCAAGCGTGTTCAGTATCGATAGCGGAACCTCGCGAACCTCGATGCAGGGAAAGTCCAATACATGGTCTCGTAGGGTTGACCAGATATCGCCGTATCGGGCGGCGGCGCATGACATGCAATCAATGATATTAAAGTCATAACCAGCGGCGGCGGCCCATGTTGGCCTATCGAGAAAGTGCTTAAGCGTCAGCATGGCTGCTCTCCCTGTCTTTCATCATCAGGAATACAATCATGGCGGCACGAATGGGGTTCTTATCCGTATGCAAATGCTCAATATCGTCATTTAGAATTACTTGTGAAATAGCATCCCATTCATACCCCATCACTTTTGGCGTCAAAGTTATGCGCTCTCTAAAAATAATCGGCCATGCGTCGGCTGGGTTGTTGCAGGGGTTAAAGCAGTTTCCTTTGCTTGGCATCCAGCTCTTCACCTGAATCCACGAAGGCACATTCCATATTGGTCCGCGTTTCTTCGGATCTTCCTCTGCTAGCTCGCTTTCGTCAAAAGAGAAAAACATCGAATCGCCAATGCCTGCCTTCTCTGCAACATGACAGTTAATCTCAAAATCACTCATTGCTGAATAGTCTTTCATCGCGTTCTCCTTACTCTGTCGAATTTTGCTTGCAACAGCCCATGGACATAATCAAATGTCTTTATCTGGCTGGCGGGGATTGGGGGTTTAGGCTTGGTTCGAGAGGTCTTGCGGAATATCAGGTTGTCTATGGCTATTTGGGTTGGGCTACGTTGTCGGCTCATTCATGCCGCCTTCCTGATTTGTACAGGAAAATCCAATAGGGCCATGTAAGCCCCATGCATATAGCCATTGCATATCCAGAGAAGGTTTCTTCGCGACCGTAAATGTCATGAGCCCATTCAGATACAACGCCAGCCATCCAGAAATAAGCTGCGACTAATATCAGAGTAATCATGCTGCCCCCTTACCCTTGTCACCGAACCGGTGCCACAGGAATATCGCGATGAATAAAATCAGATATTCCACGCCAATAATCCTTATTAGACCGAACCAAAAATCAGAACTTGGTAGCTCCCACACAGCAATTAAAATAACCATAGAAGTGATGATGTTTATAGTGGGAACAGCGATGCTTATTAATCCGATAGTTTTCCAAATGCTCATATTTAAAGCCTCAGAAGTAGCTATAAAGTTGGTTAATAATGTTCTGGTCAGTCGTGCGACCGAACAGGTGTTTTATTGCGGCGTTAACCATTGCGTTGTAGCAGCGTTCGAACTCGTCAGGCTCCATGTTCGCGTAAGCCAAGCTCTTTGCCCTCACCTTCGTTTCGCCTTTGATTGTTGTCACGACGTCAAAAAATCCAGCCAAAATAGTCAGGTTGTTCCTGAATTCTTTTTTCTGGGTATATTCGTCTGTGAATTCATAACCGGCGCTCTCTGCTGCCCAGTGAGCAAAGCAGAAGTTGAAGAAGGCAAACATCTTTCGGTGAAATGCGGGGTTTCGAGTTAGCTTAATGTCGGCGGTGTACATCTCGCCGTTTTTGAACTTGGTTAACCTGGGTAAGTCATGATCGAACGCTGGAACAAAAACGCCACCGGCATTCTTGACCATATCGATTTGCATGGTTTCATCCGCAATTATTGAAAACTAATTCAATCCGATTCATCAGCGCTTGCTGAATATCTTCCGGTAACTCAGGCTCACCCGGTTGACCAAGACCGGCACAAAAATCACTGACTTCGCTTAAAATAAGTTTGCGTATCTCCGGAGAGTTCAATCGCTCAACTTCCGCTATCAACAACAGCACATTCTCAGGTGATGCCTCGTCTTGCCAATTGTCTGATGTGTCGCCGGATTCACGGAGCATGATTTCTTCGTGGGCCGCTTCTTTTAGAGCGAAAATTAGTGCTTCGATTGATTTGCTCATGGTTTTACTCTCTCGATTATTTCAGACCTGAACGCGCCTTCATTTAATTGCTCATCTTTTGTGAACCAGACGCAGGTCAATTCACAGCTACTTTGTTTTGTGTAGCCTATATTTTTTATCGTCATTGTCGGGCCACCGGATTTTAAAGTTACCAGCTCCCCTATTTTTGGCTCACTGATACTCATTCACTCTCTCCCTTGATTCGAATACCGGCAGTGCGGAGGGTGCCTGCTTGCAGTATTCTGTCTTGCTCAATTAATTTTCCTATCAAAGCACAAACAAAAATCAATTTTTGCTCATCGCTTGATGTTTCATATCGTTGCATCAGGTTAAACTCTGGTCTGCCTGCACTTTGCAGCATCCTTTGTATTTCATCTGATAAATAGGGAATATTCATGGGTATCCTCACGCTTGATATAACTTGCCCTCACTGCTTAAGGGAGAAAGCAGTCCTTACGGCATTTGGCCAAGTTTTAAAAACTAAAAATGAGTATTGCGTTAGCTTTCTTTGTCGTAGCTGTGGAAATCCAATCTCGGCGAATGTTATCTCTGTATATACTGAAAACCCGATGGAATACGTGCGACAAAACAGTGATGATTCTATACCTCACAGCCAACGATTTAGGCTTTTAGATTATTTCCCACAAGCTGCAACACATGTTGCACCCGATAATTGTCCTGAAAGAGCATCAAAGTTTTTCGTAGAAGCAAAAGAAAATCTACATAGGGGAAATTACGAGACATCAGTAATGCTTTGCAGAAAAGTTATTGATATTGCAACAAGAGAAATTCTTGGTGAAGAATCAAACAAAGAGCAATTATCACAGCGTATATCGATGCTGCACGGAAAGGGAAAAATTACCGAGCAAATGAAGGATTGGGCTCACATTGTCAGAATTGACTCAAATGGCGCAGTTCATTCTGATGAGATATTCACTAAAGATGAGACCGAAGAGATGATTGGATTCACGGAAGTATTTCTTATCTATTCATTCACCCTTCCTGAAATGGTCAAAGCTAAACAAAAGTCCTCACTCGCGTGAGGCATGACCTGGCCTTGACTGGCTACCCACAAGGGTTTTCGGTCAAGCCATTGGTGAAACTCTTCCCGCTGTTTAGTTATGTCCATCATGCAGCCCTCGACCGGTAGCTATCCCACGTAAACGCCAGCGTACAACCGCCACCATCATTCATCCGATCAATCACTCGCTCACCGATGAAGGCGCTTAGTTCGTCTTTCGGAAGGTTGCTTATCAGGATAGTTGGGCGCATTTTTTCGTAGCGGGTGTTGATGATTTCAAACAGAATTAACTTTTCAGACTCGGAACCAAACTGAACACCAACCTCATCGATGATCAACAGGTCAGGGCCGGTATAACCCTCGATAACTTCCTGCTCAGTGACTTCAGCGTTCTTGCCCCATGATGACTTGAATTTTCGGGCCACCCGTAGAGCCGTAGTGAACAGTGCTGAACTTTGGTGTTCGGTGATAACGTGTTTTGCAATTGCCAGAGCAAGGTGATTCTTACCGGTACCCGGCTTCCCTGTCATAACCATGCCTCCACCCTGCTTCAGGCGCTCTCTCCACTTGGACGCATAGGCTTTGCAGACATGCAGACAGCGAGCCGCCTCGTCGTTCTGGGGGTGGTAGTTTTCCAATGTGGCACTGGCGAATCGGTCTGGCAGTTGCAGGTCAACCATCAGTCGCTTGATGTTTGCCTGTTTAACTCGGACATCCTCACCAGCCTGTTTTTCTTTCAGTGACTGAAGCTTTTCCATCAGGCAGGACGGGCAGGATGTTTTTGTTTGCAGGCTGCCTAAAGCTTTCATGGAGCGAACAACCTGCTGAAATTCCCCATGGGTATCACAAACGGCTTGGCGATATTCAAACACCGTTCCCTCGATAACCGCCGCTGGCTTCTTGATGTTTTCCAGAGAGCTTTCAAGCTTGGTAATCTCTTCTGCGTAACTAAGCATAATCATTCCTCCATCCAGCCCGGCGCGTCAGTCACGCCGTAGTTCTTGGCTGAAAAGTTATCGGCGGTAGCGCGGGCGGGGGTAGTAACAGGCTTGTTTTGATAAGCCTTAGTCCGGCCACTGTATTTCGCGGAATTACGAATCCATGTGCGAAGTGCTGCGTCCCAGTTTTTGAACGTTGAACCTTTTGCCTCGTGATAATCACAAAAAGCCCCAAATTCGCTTTGCAGGTTAACGCCCATCTCATATGCCATTTCTGTGTGGGCTTCTGATGGGGAAAATCCTGCTGGTCGCTGAGTGGATTTCGATGTCTTTTCGGAAGGGGATTTCTTTGGCTCGGGTAATATCTTTTTAATGTCTTTATTGTCTTTTGTATTATTGTCTTTTGTGTTTAACAGATTCTGTAAAGTCTGATTTACTGATTCAGTAAAGGTTTTCTTTACAGATTCTGTAAACTTTACAGTTTCAGTAAAGGGTTTACAGATACCGTTAAACTTCGTCTTCCAAGATGATATTTCCTTGTTGATTCCCACCTGTCTGCCGGTCATCGTCAGGATGTTCATTTTGACGAGCTTATTGCGTTCCGTGCTGCACCGCGTTTCAGGTAGGCCAGTTAATTCTGACAACTGGGAATTCCCCACCCAGTCAGCCGATTTGTTATAGCCGTATGTTTTGCGAATGACTGCTAAGGTGATCAGGAGTTGATTCTGAGTTAACCCAGAGCCTATGACCGCCTCAAGTAGTTCGTTAGCGATACGGGTATAACCGTTTTCGGTATCCACCACACGTCGCTCCTGCCCCCCTGATTCAGAGGGAAATTGAAGTATCTCCGCTGTATTCATTTGGCCTCCATGCGCTCAAAATTAATTACCCATACCCATGGGTTAGCCTGCCAGCTTTCCTTGCCGTAGATAGATGCCCACAAAGTAGGGAAGTGATTCTCTGGCCTCACAGCCAAATCAATTTCACCATTCCCTCTCCCGTACGCGCATCCTTCAGCCCTTGCATCCGCATCACTGATATCATTCAACCGCTCGACACGAACGCCGGTGATCAGGAGGTTGATGCGGGATGCCCAGCGCGGCATGTGTATTGATGGACGCCATAAACCATCCTTGGGCCAGTCAGCCGGTGTAGTTGCTCGATAGGCCATCTCGTGGCTAGTCTGGTCAATGTTGTAGCGTGCCCATGTCTCGCGAACCCAAAGTTGATCGCCGGGCTTACCAAGCGGGCAAAACTCCAAGTAGTATGATTTGCTGCGTTCGTCACATAGCTCTAGCGGATGACACTCGCCAGCGCTGGCAGCGACGTCGAACAGATGAAGAGTCTTTTCACTGATAATTCGTCTCGTCTGAGTCTTGCGACCACTGAGAATGGCGTTGACCATTTCGGAATTGAAAAGTATTGGCTTCTCGTTCATAATTACCCCTGTGAATTGATCCAGTTAATTTGCATTGATGCCCTGACAGTTGACGCTGTTGGGGCATTTTCTTTAGAACAAGGCTGGAGTCCTGTTGACTGGCTTCCTAGCCTTGGCTTTCTTTGCTTCGGCTTTATCAGCCGCCGTTGTGTTCTTAATTGCCCACGCCTTAGCCAGCCGTAAACAGTCATCAAACATCTTTCCCTTTGCGCTTGCCTGTGAGCAGCGCCGATAGTGGTCAACTCCAAAATTTGCCCCCCCCCCTGAGCGATTGGTAACGAGTACCCAGCCGCCAGAAGCTCTTGCTTGATGTTGTGTTCGATAAATTGGATGTGGTTCACTAGAGCCTCCGTTAAGCGCTAAACCCCACTGATTGGTTGTTATGCTGCGTAAGCAACTCAGCTACCGACTTAGCCAGCCGGTTAAGTTCCTCGTCCTCCACTCCGTATTCCAATATCGCCAGCATCATGCTCACTTGCTGGAAGAAGCCGTGTTTCCACTTGCTTATCCGTGACTCATGAATACCCATCTGAGCAGCAAATTTTCCCTGCCCCATCATTGCGATTTTGTTCAGTAAAGCGGTCTCAATCTTCATTGCTTTCTTGCTGTTACTTGCACGTTCCATTGCGTACTCTTCCCTTGTTAGATGCTGTTACGTGACAAAGCTGTGAGCTAATGCCACTTGTGATTAGTTTTTTGGTGGTGCACTTTTCAGCGCTCGATTGAAGTGTTTAATGCGGGTGGTGATTAAGCGGCGGTTGCTAGTTCGGGCCAAATTTTAAACCAGTCGTCTGGGTGAAGATGCTGCCTTGTAACTTCACTGTTGCTATTTTTTTCAATCAGAACGCTCAGGGCTGCCCCTAGCTCGTGATTCTTACTCAATGCCTTGCGAAGATATCCAATGCTAGTCCCGCAGCTACGCGCAAAAACAGCTTGTTCACCCGAAGACAGTGAGTTTAAAAAAGTTCTAAGCTCATCCATTTTTATCTCCAATTTTGAATCAAATAAAAGTTTACCCATAGGTACACTAAAATGCAATACCTACAGGGCATTTACCTGCCGGTAATGAAGGATAGAATTAATAAATGGATAAATACGAGAAAAGGCGACTACGCCTTATACAAATAAGAGATGAGATCTGCGGAGGAAAAGCTGCTGAGGTAGCTCGGCGCATAAGCAGAGAGCCATCTTATGTTTCAAGAATGCTTTATCCTGAAGGGAAAAAAGGTAAAAAGCGGATTGCCGATGACATGGTTGAGCTGCTAGAAACATCATTCAAGCTGCCAAGGGGTTGGTTAGATGAAATATTCCCTCAAGAAAATACTAAGAAAAATAATAAAAAATATGAGATCACCCCAGACGAAGAGGAAGTGTTAGAGCTTTTCAGAGGACTTCCAGATGATGAGGCGAAGCGGTTCAAGAACGAGATGAAAGCTCGTAAAGCTCATTTTGACGCCATTTTCGAAGAAATGCTTAAGAAGAGGCAGCGTGGAGCATAGCACTAAATAATTAGCGTTCAATTTATTTGCACGATTATCTTATTGATATAAAGGGGGTCTGGTGACCTATACCACTGCATGGATAATTAGCTATGTGGCCGCACTTATTACTGCTGTCTACATGATTTCTAAGCGCACTGCACGCATGGCTGATGAGCTTAGATTCCAAGGGGCTGATGATAAGATGGTAGATCAGCTATACAAAGAAATGGCTATTCCTTCATTCTTCGCCATCTTACAAGCAACAATAATCACTGGAACGTTGTTTGGGGCTGTATCTTCAGCTTTGATTTATTTTACCTAACCCACTGCTAGCCCATAGAGGGGTGGGTGGTGAAAATCACGTTATTTTTAAACAAGGCTATGAAATTACAATGATGGGATGCATGTAGAGTGGCTAAAAAGAGTGATTTTCAACCCAATCAATCTGATGTGGACAGAATTCTCAGCTTGCCTAAAAAGGTTACTTTTTCTGGGGTAGCTTGGAAGGGTAGCGCTGATGGCAGGATGCCATGCTGGTTTAAGCTAGATCTGCAACCATTCGACATAGATGACAAGCCACTAACCAACGTAAGAATAATGCTACATTGGAGACAGCCGATCGTTGCCGATATCGATGTTGCAAAAATTTCGTATGTAGTTTTTTATCATAATCGTCGAATATTTGCTTTAGACCCATATCCCGACGAAAGAAAACCACATAGAAATAGAAACCCTGTTAATCATCCTGATTACATCGAGGTTGCCAGGGGGCCGCATTATCACCAATATTTTGAGTCAGTTGGTGAAGATGTGGCACTTACGTTATCTACCGACCTTGAGCCAGATGACTTCTTAGGGTACTGGAATTACTTTTGTTCTCGGCTTAATATCAATTACACAGGAAGCGTGCCGCTTCCAAATCAAGATGAATCAGGTCAGCTATCATGGGAAATGTAACGTGTTCTACAGTAATTTCGAGGCTCGGGTTCGAATGCCACCCAATGAGCGACTCGCTATTGCGTGTGATCAGCCCGTTCACATATTACGATGATGGGGAGCATATCGGCGTCTTTGTTCAAGAGCATAATGGTCAATATCGTGTTACCGACTATTGTGATGCACTGATGAATATTGAACAGCGCGGCATCGTTCTTAACAAAAGAAAAATAGATGCGATTCGCTCATCTTTAGCCAGTCAAGGCGTTACTCTAAATGAGAACGGCGAGATAAGCGCTTGGGCCAATGAGAGCAATATAGGTCAAGTCACCGCTAATGTTATCCGTGGCGGATTGCTAGCATCAGCGCAATCTGCTGATTGGTACGCTGATGTAAAAGATGATAAATTCGAGAAGTGCGTAGTAAATTACCTTAAATCTCAAGGATTAAAGGAAAGGCTATTGCTTGGAGATAAGGTTACAGGAATTAGTGGTCATGAAATTAAGATACCTATAACAATCAAGCAAAACAGTAAACTTTTAATCCCCAAGAGAGGGTTTACTGTGAGTCTTTCATCAACAAAAGGTTGGCATAGCGCACACACAACAGTTGGAAAAATTGTTGATATCACTCACGCTGTTCCAAGCATAAAAGACCGGTTTGTTATTGTTGATACTGAAGGCATCGGATCGGACTTACAGCAACTATCATTACTTTTTTCAGATACCGCAACAGTGCTACCTTTCCATAATAGAGATCGTTGGATAAGCGAACTGGTAGCCTAAGATAACCAACCCGGCCATTCGCCGGGTTTTTTGTGCCTGTAATCTGACAATCTCACCACCCTACCCGCTTTAAACACTACTCATCTCACACTTTTCTCGCCTGATAGCTAGGTGCGATGGGTCACGTCTGAATTATTTTTTAATTAAATTACCTTAAAATTCAATTAGGTGATAGATAAAACGCAAAATGAATACCTATAGGTATTTACTACATGGTTACCTATGGGTATATTAAGTCCATCGAAACGGCAGGACGCCAAAAGTAAGACAGGAAGTTAAAACTCAATCGAGCGCTGAAAAGTGCAAATAACCAAACGAGATAGGTTTGGGATGCGGTGAATGCGCAGGCTGATGCGCTAGGCGGGGTCGCAGTTTCTACTTCGGTGACTACAACCAAATGAAGCATGCCGGATATCAGCACCGGCCACCACATCACCAAAGCTATCTCAGGAGAACAACATGATTAAGCCGCACACTATCAAAGAAAATTGCCGCAGCCGTCGTGATGCACAGCGTAAAGCAAAGCAGCAAGCATATGCCAGCGCTAACCCTATGTCAGTCGGTCGCAAGTATCAGGTTAATACCCAAACAGTCCCACTAGTTAGACGCGCTGGTTACTCACCTGCTCCGCTACGGATGATTGCTAAAGCAGCATTTGGTCGAGTGAAGGCATACAAGATGCAAATTATTCGCGCTTCGTATCTCTTCGAATATGAGTTCAAGCGTAAGCCGGTAATTGAGGGCGGATTATGTTTGCCAGAGGTGGCTAAGTTTGCAGCAGGCTTCCGTAACGTTCGTGAAGATTGCTATCACGTTATTAAGTAGAGGACAGATAAAAATGAGTTGGATTGACATTAACGATTACGTCCCTGATAGAGGGCCTGAGTGCCACGTTGTAAGAGAATGGGCCGATGGCTCTTTACACACAATCACAGCAGTAAGGCATACCGATGAGCCGCTAACCATTAATGATGATTCCTCACGGAATTGTTGGTGGGCAAGCACATCCGTGAGGAATTCAAGTTTCTCAGACTCAACGGTTGTTGCTTGGCAATACGTGAACAGAGACGCGCCAGAGTTTAACGGCATGTTGTTACCTATTGAAGGCGAACAATAACGTTCGCAAAGAAGCCCACCACATAGTTAAGGGGTAAGAGAATGACACTTTCTTTCACTGTTCTGGCTGGCAAGCTGGATAACGATGACGGCGCGTATTACGAGAACATTAAGTTCTGTGACAGCGCTGACAGCATGGAAGCTGCGCAGAAGATTGTTCAGGACAACAAGCTTTATACCTATCCGATATGTCGGATTGAGATTACAGGATTCAAGGCTGCATAACGCGGCCTTTTTTATTGGCGGGTAAATGAGGAATGAATGATGGCAGACACGATAAAAACATCAGCAAACACTTACGCGGTAATTTCTGGGGAAGTGATAGACAGAACTAATCATTCAGCAAAGCTTGAGTTGCCTTGGCAGGGTGTTAACCGGTTTGGCTATACGAAAGACTTTAAAACAATGAGCGAGGCTGTCGCTTACGCCAAGAAGTAGTCTTACCCCTGCCACTTAACCGGTGGCAGCAATAAGACCACTAGATGAGGTGATGTATGGAACGTGATATTCAAGAATCAATTGAAGCAGTAAAAGAGTATGAGCAACTGAAGAAAGACGGGCACCAGTTCACTCTAGATGAGATATACGACTGGACTGCTCACCAGCGCATTATCGACGGCGAATAACCCCCCCCCCACCAATCCCCAGAGTAAATAACTGACAACTGTCGGTGTTTTGCTGTGGGCTAAGGAGATCGCCGTGATTGCACGCGACATTAGCAAGATCATATCAATCTCAGAGCTAAAAAAATTACTCTCTTACAACCCAGAAGATGGGTTATTCAGATGGGTGGGTCACCAATTTAAGACCATAAAAGCCGGGGCTATAGCGGGGTTTAACAGGCCACCTGGTTATGTACAAATAAATATAAACAATAAACAAATTTTAGCTCACAGATTGGCTTGGTACTACATGACAGGTGAAAACCCATGCATGGCTATTGACCATATAAATGGCGACAAAAAAGACAATAGAATTTCAAATTTACGACTAGTTAATCACTCACAAAATGCGATTAACAGTAACCTCAAATCAGACAACAAGTCAGGCTGCAAGGGTGTTTTTTGGAACAAAAGAAAGCAGCGCTGGTATGTCACACCAAGACTGAATGGAAAGAAAATTTATCTTGGTTCATTCATCAATAAAACAGACGCCATTACTGCTTACTGCGATTTTGCCAGAGAGCACCACGGCGAATATCAAAGGACAAACTAATGGAACCTTGCATCATTGGGTGGCCTTGCGTGGGCTGCTCTGAGACTTTGCTCGACCGCATTTGCCGCAACGTTAAAAAAGGTGCGCGTCGTCTTATCGAAATACTTAACCAACGAGGTGAGCCTTAATGGATATCGTAAAAGCACTTCAATTGCTCGCGGTTGATGCTCGCCGCGTTGGTAATAACGACCTGTGGCAAGTTGCCAATTGCTTATTTTACCGGGGGTTGAAATGAACGTATCTCAAATTATGGCTCTCGATAAAATCACAAAAGGATTTGATTCTCGCGATGAGAAAGCGCTGGAAGCGCGAACCGCCGAGCTGAATACCGAAATCAAGATTAAGCACATTGAGGCGCTATTTAAACAGGTCGGCTTCTGCGACTTAAACCAAAAAGCACTTCACCTGATGCTAAATAACATTGATTTCCAAGAAATGGCATCTCAATTCTTATGGGATTCAATGCTTATTGCCGCGAAGTACGAGCGAGCAATGATGATTGACGGGCATGAGGAGGCGGCATAATGGCAATACCATCTCACTACAGAAACGCGAAAATCAATAAAAACCGGCGTTCCACTCTAAAAGAAAGATTTAAGCGAATTATAAATAACGCTGATATGCCTGGAAGTCAGAAGGTTTTTCTAACGAAAAATCTCATGGGAATCATGCAAGAGTACGCCGAGTTGTGGGAGTGTCGGAAAGAAATGGAGGCTGGATGATGGAACCGGGCCACTATCAAGACATTTCGAACGAGGAATATCACAAGGATGAGGCGATAGGTTCTACGACGATTAAAGCAATCAGTGTTAGCCCGGCCAATCTGTATTTCAACCCATTTAAAGGAAGTAAATCGGCACAGATTGGAACGGCAATACATGCGGCATTGCTTGAGCCTGAGGTATTTGAAAGGGATTTCATTTTAAAGCCGGATATCAGCACCAGAGCATCGAAAGAATATAAGGCACTTTTACCGGCTGATGCTGAAAAAATATTGATTGGTAGCGAAGTCGGTACGCTGGAAAAAATGATTGAGTCTGCACAGTTAAATGAAGATTTCATGGACTACATGACCACAAGCGGGCGGTCTGAGGTTTCCATGTTCGCCACGTGCCCAATTACAGGGCTGAAGCTTAAATGTCGATTTGACCGGATATCTGATTACCACTCTTACCCACTGGATGTGAAGAGTTGCAGAGATGCAAGTCAGCGCGGATTTAGTCAGGCATTTGGGCAATATCACTATCACGTTCAAGCAGCTTTTTATCTCTACGTTTTGAAGTTAGTTACTGGACGGGAGTTAAATCAGTTCTGCTTTTTTGCTCTTGAAAATACCCCACCCTATAAAAACTGCATGTATTACATCGGCGAAGACTCGTTAGAACTTGGCAGGAAAATTATGTTTGAGGCGATGAATAAGCTGGTTGAGTGCTTGGATGATGATTCATTACGAACCGAGGGAATGGTTCTTCCATCCAGTGAAATCAACGTCCCATCATATCTATTCGATGAAGAATTCGACGACGAGGTATATATCTAATGGACTTATCGCGAACAATAATCCCGAAATCAGACCAGCTCAATTTCGAGGATGTTCAGTCTTCCAGTATCACTGCCGCAATCAAATCCGTCCGCGCTGGTAATAGTGAGCAGCCGGTATTCATCGACCTTGATGGGTATGACGGCCGACCATATAAGCCATCAAAATCTATGCGGCGGGTTCTCATCGGCGGATGGGGAAATGATGGTCACTCATGGGTTGGCAAGACGCTAACGCTCATCGGTGACTCTACAGTGAAATTTGGCGGTGTTGCTGTTGGCGGGATCAAGGTTTCAGCCATGAGCGATATCAATTCTGATTTCTCACTAATGCTAACTACCTCACGCGGAAAACGGTCAGAACATCGAGTTAAAAAGCTGGAAGTTAAGCCAGTAAAAGTTGAAGAACGCACGCCAGATGGATTGCTTGCTGAGTTCACAAAAGCTGCAAGTAGCGCAAAAACAGTGGTGGAGCTTGATAAGATTTTCAAGTACGCCCAGTACGTTCTTGCAGCCCACCAGGAACAACTCGAAAAGGCTACCGACATTTACGGCATCCGCAAGGCTGAAATGGAAGAAGTCCCAATGTGAGGTATCTATGACCCACTCTCACGACAAAATCACAGTAGGAAGAATAACCCTCGTTTATTCAGAGATACACCACGGATGGATTACCCCTTATAACCGGGTAGTTAAAAACCAGATCATTGCTCAATTAATTGCTGAGCGGATTAACTCAAATCTGAAATTGTCACTCGCTGCCAACGGACTGGCAGCCTAATCCCCCACCCCATTACCGGCAGTCAATCTGCTGAGGAAACAGTTATGTCTGAAAATACTGATTATGAAACGTTAAAAGCTGAGCGTGATGCTGCACTCAATACCTGCACTCTGATTGCCGAGGCTTTGGGTATTAAAGGCGCTGTTGCGGGTGACACCATTGCCAAAGTGCATCAGTTGGTTGGCGAGAGTGCGGTGCTTACTGATAAAGCCGCCAGCGAACTTTCAAACTCATGGTTGTTGCATCGCGCTGTTATGACCATTCAAGCAGCCCTACATTGTATTCACGGCACTAATATCTATGAGGCTCAGTGCTGGCTAGAGAGCATCGCTGATGATGCTGAGTTAGTTATCCCGCCAGAAATGATGCTTAGTGATTTACAACGCTGGTTTGATGAAAACATGACCGGACTAATTACCCACGCCAAGGCTGTAGAAATAATCAAAGCTGAAATGAGTGCCACAACTCAGGCGCTTAATGAATATATAGCCAGGAGTATTGTGGCTCCGGACGGGTACCAGCTTTGCTTTGTACCACTCGAACAAACTACCGCATTTAGAGACGCATGCACCACTGCGTATGATGAATCGCTAAATGGAACTGGGCCGTGCGGGGTATTCATGGCTGGGTACCGCTCTATGCTCTCCGCCGCGCCGAAGTTCGACGCCAGCCTGAGGGGTAACAACTGATGAATAACCTTGAAGAGCTAACTGGCAAAGCGCGAATTGAGCGGCTCAAAAGTAAGTTTGAATTAGCCAAGTCGTACGGCTCAGACCAGCTAACAGTGCCAATGCCTGATTTGGAAGCACTGATAGCACAACTGGAAGCGGCACAGAAAGAGCTTGATGAAGCGATAGTGCTGAATAAGCATCTAGACCTTTCGATTAGAAAGGGGGAAGTAGTTAATTCCTCACTTAGAGAAAGGGCAGAAAAGGCAGAGGCACAGGCAGAATCAAATGCGCTAGAGATTAGGAAGCTTGGTCTGCAATGGAATCGCGCCGAGAAAGCAGAAGCAGCGTTATCAGCGGCAAACGAGATAATTTCCAGCCTAAGGAGTGGGAGGAATGAAAGGTAATAAACCACTTATTAATTGGAATGAATATTTTACCTATGACCCAGATGAAGGATTGTTACGATGGAAAGTAAAACTATCAAACAGAACAAAAATTGGTGCCAATGCTGGGTCAATTGGCGGTCATGGTTACCAGCAGTTGATGATTTTTGGGAAAAGACGCCTAGCGCATAGGGTCATATGGGAAATGCTTAACGGTGAAATTAGTTACGGGATGCAAATAGACCACATCGACCATAACCGATTAAACAATAAGATTGAAAATTTAAGGCTGGTTACCGATCTACAAAACCATCGAAACCTAAGCATGCCACCCAAAAATAGCAGCGGAGCAATGGGTGTAAGCTGGAGAAAATCAAGAAATAAATGGGTCGCAAGCATAAGGGTAAATAACAAACTGAAGCATCTTGGCAGTTTCGAAAATATACATGAAGCTATTGAGGCTAGAAAACATGCTGAAAAATTTCTTGGGTTTCATCCAAACCATGGTGCTCCACGTTTAATTGAGCTGGTAGAGGGGAATGCAGATGCCAAAGAAACTCACGGCTAAAATCTGGAATGACCGTGGAAATGTTTATTCAGCGCTTGCGGATTTTCTTCACGCAGGGGAGTGGACTGGAAGCCAATCGGAAGTAGTCGAAGGGATATCTATCGCCGCTGGATTAGACAAAGAAGCGTATCGATGCTGGGAAAAGGCTAAGCGAATTAAGGGGAATGCAGATGCTGAATGAACCGAAACTATCTCAAACCCAAACCTACACGTTACGGCGAATGGGAATAGGTAATGGTTACTTGGCGAGAGGCGATGGTCGCAAAGGTGATGAAATGCGAGTTGACCGCGCATATTCAGCACCCCGTCGTGTAAACGCGCCAAGCATACCACCACTAATTCGACTGGGCTTTGTTGAGTTTGTTAATAACGATGAGCGCGACAAGACTCTTTATTATCGCGTTCGATTGACCAAAAAAGGAATCAATCTGGTTTGGGGGAATGCAGATGCTGAGTAAAGATAAGCTGAAATATCCAACGGAGATAACTGACAAGCAGCTTCGGTACCTGATTACCGCTTTCGAAAATAATATGACGCAGTTTTACCCTGTTGGTCGAGAGGCGGAGATAGCACGACAACTGCTATCACTGCGTGAGCAGAACCTATCTTTAAGTCGTCAACTCAATGTAATGACAGCAGCGGCACAAGCATTACGTGATGATATGCGAAAAGGTGACGCGAAACTAGCAGAGCTGGCGGCGTTACCGCCCGTGGCATGGCGATGGAGATTTTGCGGCCAAGATGTGGTCACTACAGACAAAGACAGGGCCGTGCAATCTAATGAAATGGGAGTTGATGATTTCACTGAGCTATTTACAGCAGCCAAGCCATCGGGTTTAGTGACACTCCCAGCGCCAGCGAATTATGAGGACTATGGCCCCATGATATCGCTCGAAAAAACCATGGCGGCGCTGTCCTTGTGTGGCATCGAATATGCGGTCAGAAAGTGAGGAAATATGCTAATCGGCTTTGTTCTTCTCATAAGTTCCTGCTTTAACGGTAGTTGCGATGCCCTACCGGTTTCAGACGATATCTACCCTACTCAATCCGAATGCCAACAAATATCAACGCTGATTAAAGAGCGCAGGCCCGACGCTGTGCTCATGTGCAGCGAAGTGTATCGCTAACTTGTTCTAACCCCACAACGGACTCACAGAAACTGATTTCACCATCTGGAGACTCACTATGTGCGACGAAATCGACCAAGCTCAAAAACTTGAGCAACTCAACATCAAAATCGGAATAGCTAATCGCAAGCCGACAATGACATTTACCGGACATTGCCATTTTTCAGAATGTCGCCAGCCCATAGAGCGCGGCTTGTTCTGTGATGCCGGGTGCAGGGATGACTGTGAGATTGATGAGCGTAGAAAGGGGGTGGCGGCATGAGTGACTTTGGTGGCAGCAACACACCGGACAACCTGAAAGATTTATGGATGACACCCGCCGACATATTCACCGCATTAGATATTGAGTTTGGCTTTTACCTGGATGCGGCAGCCAGCAATAAGAGCGCCCTGTGCGCTCGATACCTCACCGAGCAAGACGATGCACTTAATAGTGCATGGGAAAGTTACGGCGCTATCTGGTGCAATCCACCTTACTCCGATATCTCACCCTGGGTAACCAAGGCCACCGAGCAATGTAAGCAGCAACTCCAAACGGTAGTGATGCTTGTGCCTGCTGATTCATCAGTTGGTTGGTTTAGCCAGGCGCTGCAATCAGTGGATGAGGTGCGATTCATTACTGATGGCCGTATATCGTTTCTTCGCTCTGATACTGGCAAGCCAATCAACGGTAACAACAAAGGTTCGCTGCTATTCATCTGGCGGCCATTCATTAAGCCTCGCTGTATGTTCACCAGGGTTAAGCGCGATGAGCTAAAAGCGATTGGGCAGGAAATATTAACCGGGAGTAAAGCAGCATGAGCTATTACGTCCGTAAGATTGATAAAGAGATAAGAGGCCAGCTATGACAATAGAATGTGAGATGCTAAAACTTGAACAAGTTGAGGCGGCAACTGGATACAAAAAAAGCATTATTTATGAATGGATTAGAGAGGGTACATTTCCCGCACAATGTAAACTCGGCAGAACGTCACGCTGGCGCTCTACCGATATAAATAAATGGATACAGGAAACATTTAATCAGTTGGCGGCATAA